TACCGTACCATCCTTCCGGGTGTTCATGTTCTATCTCCCTTGATAGGACAAAACGTCATTGTCCCATTATGATCGACATACAGGGAATAATCTCCCGCAACCGTTACAGGCACGTGTATAACTTGCTCTCCCTTTGAGAGCTTGCGCACCTTATATGTCCCTAAGTATTCTTCTGGCATACAACATCATATTGTTTCATAATGTATAAATAGGTTGCTATCAGATACAATATTGCATTATGACCCTTCCCAAAGATCCCATAAAAGCGAAAGAATATAGAGTGAAACAGAGCGAGAATAATAAAGGACGGCCGCGCACAGAGGAGACTAGGAAAAAGATTAGTACCGCGTTAAAGGGTATGCCGAAATCCCCATTTACAAAAGAGCACAGAAAACATATAGGCGAGGCACAAAAAGGACGTGTGTTATCAAAGTCACACCGGAAAAAAATAGCAGATGCTAACAGAGGTAAAAAACGATCTGAAGGGACTTGCACGAGAATGCGCGAATCGTGGCTCCTTCGTAAACCTATGTCCGAAGAAACGCGCAATAAAGTGAGCGCATCTATTAAAAAATTGTTTGAAAATAAAGAAAATCATCCATGTTGGTTGGGGGGGAGATCATTTGAGCCCTACTGTCCAAAGTTTAATGACGAATTTAGAGAACGTGTAAGGGCCTTCTTTGGATATCAATGCCAAGAATGCGGACGCGTGTGGCATGAGGGGGAACGGAAATTTGCAGTGCACCATGTTAACTTTAATAAAGAATCGTGTTGCGCCAAAGATGTGATTCCGTTGTTTGTCCCTCTATGTCAATCGTGCCACGCAAAGACCGGATTTAATCGTGTGTTCTGGGAGTACTGGTTTACAGAGATGATCAATCGATTATATTGTGGGAAGTGTTACATCCCAAAAGAGAAATAGTGATAAATGTTTTTATTTGTTTTTTTATCCCAAAAAATATATACCGGCACAGGAATACAGTAAAACCATGCAAAACAAAGTGAAGGTTTTGGTTGCAGCGGCTCTGATCGTTGCATTGCTCACCCTCACCCAAATGTGCACTGAAGTAGCAGTCAATCCCGTTTACGGAGAGACGCCAGAAGAAATCGGTAATTTACTTATGGACCCCGACCGGTCAGATATTGAATCCTTTGTGTCACTGACGGAAATATGGACACTGGATGTGATTAAGTACAGAGTTAATATTTTTGATATGCCCTCTGTAAAATCCGCACAACATGCGATTAACGACGGATATGGAGATTGCAGCGAACGGGCGCAGGTAATGCACGCGATCTTATCCTCGCAGGGCATCCAGAGCACCATCATATGGGGAGAGGTGGCTGGTACGAATAAGCGGCACGCGGCTGTAGAGGTTTATTACGATGGTCGCACGCGTATCATAGGGGATACGGAGGGATTTCGGAAACGTGGCAATGGGTTATACCCAAACGAACATCTGACTGATTAAAAATTAATCTTTTTTTGATCCCACCTCTGTTGTTGGAAGCGTGGCATGGAGAGCTATGATCACTAATGCACGTGCCACATCTTCAATTGGCATTTCCCCCGATACCTGATATTCGACGTTTCCGCCATCGGTTTTGTTCTCAACGATTGTAAATGATCTAATCATAATTCCCCCTCATACAAGTGTGTGGGTTGTTCCGCCATCATCTTTCCAGTACAAATGTAGGCCATCCGAACTGATTGTAAACTCAGAAAACCTTGACGATGCATACCTAAGAATAATTTTTGGAGTGGATAAGTATCCGGTATTGTCCGTTGAGATTACGCCATAAACAGATAATCCCCCTCCCCCTACGTTTACCGTGTAACTCTGGATTGTACCGTTATACCCATCAACATTCCACCCCCCAGTCAGCCAATTAGAATAGTTTTTTGATTTTAAGAATCCCTCAACCATAATGTTATTCTGCGATGCAATAGTTGCAGCATAAAGGATCCCCCTTATTTTACAATTGTTGAATTCGGCGTTACCGTCCCCAGCAATTTTAAACCCGCTCGTATCCGCCACATAATTCCCGCTCTGAATGATACCATTGCTCCCGGTGGTCCCGAGCGTGATCGTTACGGCATCGAGCGTTGAGGTCTTGATCGCGGTACAATCCAATGTATTCGCCGTAATGTTCCCGCCGTCAATCGTGGTCTGCCCACTGGTCCTCCACCCATCGACCGTGAACGTACCCATCACACGGACCTGCCCCGCTCCAATGGCAACGGCGATATTGTTGACAATAGATGAGGTATCAGCCGATGAGGATATCAGGTCTGCAAGGCTCTTGGTAGCGTTGGCGAGTTCCAGCGATATGATCTCCGGGTTCGACAGATCCTCCGTGACCTTCACGATCTTCACGTTGACATTCAGGCCCAACCCAGTGAGCGGATCGATAAGATCAGAATTGACAACCCTGACGATCTGCCCGACCTCCAAATTTTCAAGATCAAACGTGTGATCCGGGTGGACTGCAAGGTTCACGGCATCTACCGTGTAGGAATAGATCGGGTCTTTGTACTCCGCCAGGACCTTCTGCGCCCACGCCAGCAGGGTAGAGGGATGCGTGATGCGCTTATCAGTGATCCGGCGGGGATGCACCCCGTACGCGGCCTCGGATGTTGTATCTTCGATATACTCATGCGCCTGTCCGGCATCCAGGAGCGTCACCTGCGCTTCCGTCTCCCCGTACCCGTACGCGTACAACTTGTTGGTGATCGAGGTAAAATCCCGTTTCCGGGTCACGCCTTTCATATTCTTCTGGTAGCGGATCTCCCGCGTGGGGCTGCCCGACGGCTCATTGTACCAGTTGAAATGCCGATCTTCATCGACCTCGATATACCCCCCAATGTAAGATACACCTTCGGAGAACGCCTTCAGAAGAGTGACGTTTTCGACCGCAATACAGAACGTCGTGGTGGGTTCGATGGTTCCCACGGTGATCGCCGGTGTGCGTTCCTGCAATGCGAGCAGCGCGGTAACGATCGCGGTTGGCGTGAGTGGTGTGGCACCGGTGTCATACGATACATTTTCCTCATCGGTGAGTTGCCCCATTACGCCGTTGTAATTGCAAGCGATGTACTTCCCAGACGATGACCACTGATCTGTGGCATCTTCGAGCGTAAACAGACCCTCAAACCGGCTCTTGATGGTGTTCCAGACCTTGATCTCGTATGCCGTCGTGATATACGAGGTTTTCGCGTCATCTGATGGAATGGAAAAAGAAAGAGCCGGGGCCGCGTTCGCTTCTTTCGTCAGCGAGATCCCGAACGCCTTTTCCAGGACCGCTGCCTGTGCACCGGCCTGCGTGAATGCCCAGAGTTGGTACTTTGTTGCCATCCCTACGCTCCCAAATGTTCCCGTACCCAGATCAGGATCGCGGCGATCACAAGTGCGGTTCCGATTGCGATCATAACCATGCGGGATTCGGTCATGATATCGCCTTCAGCGTCATCGCTTCTTCTGCCGTGATATACCCTTTCGTCACGGCATTGTCGGTCTGCGTATCAGTGAGTCGGCCCTGTTTCCGCATACTCTCGAAAAAGGGATACATTGCGCTTGCCATGTCTCATACCCCCGTCAATGCGAGCAGTGCATCTTCCATCGCGGCGATCCGCTCTTTGTCTGTCGGAACTGTACTTGCCACTGGTTCGGGGATAGTCACACGGGCGCATAGGTGCTGATCCGTATCCACCACGAGGAAATCCTGATACCGGCTGTTTCCCGGATCTACCGGGATGCTCATACCGCTCGGGCCTTGGATGCACTGGGTATTGCTGTTTGCATCCATTATTACCGTGAAATCTGAAGGTTGAAAAGTCATTATTACAACTCACTAGATAATATCATATTTCCACCAGATGATATGGAAATGAGAAGGTAATATGCGTTGCCTGCGATTAATCCTCCTCCGCTACAAGTGACACTTAAAAATATGACATCTTCCGTGCTATCGGCGGACAGTATTGACATTGCCGTCACACTACCGCCTGAATTGAGATCTGATATTGCGCACTGTGAAAATGTAAGAGTTGGGGAAGCCCGCAACCGCTGCGTCAATGTGAGTTGAATGTAGATCTCCGTAGTAGACACAGCAACTCCAAAACCCGCCACTGTATTTATCACGCCAATCTTATAGAATGATCGGGAATAGTTTCTGCAAAGATAATATTCAATACCAATATTGCGACATTCGAACGCAGTGCAAACCGGCCCCCTCTCAAACTGTAATTCCGTCTGCTCGAAGTTCTTGGTAGTGATCGCACCGCTCTCAATCTTGATCTCGATCTCAATCCCGTTGGAAACATCACCCAAAGAAATATTCTCGTACTTCAGAAGAGTTTTCGTCGCGCTCGGCACACTGATCGCCCCGCTGTTACTGATAGCGGTCACGGCGCTGAAATTATCCGCTGCATTGGCCTTACGGACGTATATGGTGTAATTGATCGCCGATCCAACATCGTGATAAACAGAGCAAGAGAACGAGGCCGATTGATTCTTGAATCGGACCGCGTCCAACGCTTCCATGCGGTACCGATGATAGAGGATGCCGGTACCTGTGAGTGTCACGCCCGCGAACTTAAACGCATATCCGGAGTTACCAGCGGTTGCAGTGACTGTTTGGCCCCACGTTCCCGCGCTGACTGCGGTACCGGTTGCCATCCCCTCGTGCCGATCAGGGCCGTAGAGATCCGATAAGTCCCATGGATATTCGTCTTTCACAAGCGTGAAGGCGGTCACGCGCTGGTTGACACGGCAGTCACCGTTGATGATGAGATTGCGGCTTTGTGGGAGCGCAGTGAAGTTGTCTCGGATCTGATCGTAAACCGATGTCGAAAACGTGTTCCGAATCCGAGTGCCAGCAAGCCACGCATACGCCGGGCCATTGGTGCCGTCAGCCTTTACCGCACGCGTTGAAAACGTGACTGTCCCCGGTCCAGAAACGCCATCAGTAGCCGATACGATTACTTCTTCAGTGCGGAATTCAACCGCATTGTCAGGTCCGAGTTCCCACCCGTGCGTCAACAGGACACCGGCACGGTAGAAAACCGCCTGCTCGGCCACTTCCACTTCCGTGGAACTGGTCGTCATGTTGCTTGTCGTCGTGGTCGAAAGGCTGTTCTTCTGCAATGTTGGCAATGCTGCAAAAACCATACTCTATACGCTCCTCTCTTTTCGATTCACAGTGATCGTCACATTCCGGGATCCCGCAGAATCCGTGTAGGTGATCGTATTCGTTCCCGGACCTATCAGGGGGAAATCTCCGGAGAAGTTGGCAAGGTCCGATACGCCAGATTTCTCCACGGTGAAATCATCAGTATCGATCTCCAGCGTCTCACCTGCTCCAAGGGAACCGGCATAGACCATTGTGAGGGTTGGCGCTACCTGCGTAGTGTCTGGAGGACCATATGC